AAAATCTAAGATGGGATTGGTTGAAGATTATGTACCTGATGATGAGAATACTTGGGAACCTCGTGGCCCTAGTGATTCTAATGAACCACATAAAGAACTTCCTTCTTCAGCTCAGGAATTGGAAGACATGTATATTGAAGCTCGTGTACATGGAGATTTTGCTGGAGAAAAACAATCCGGTAATGGAGGGTTTGATTGGGAAGAGATAGTAGCTCTCAATTCTGAGGAAGTTATATCCTGGGAGGATGCTCTCAAGGAATACCTCACTATAAAATCCAAGACTAAAAAGAATTGGATGAAACCTTCTAACAAATGGCTCCAGCATGGATTCTGGATGCCATCTAAGGGAGGTAAAAGCCTAGATGATATCGTTATTATGATAGATGAATCAGGCTCTATGAGTGAGGAAGAAATTCAGGCAGTGTTTACTAATATAAGTGAACTCTTTGAAGGAGGAGATGTACCACTATGTAAGGTGGCAGTAATACATTTCTCTGGATATGATGACATACCCGATGAACATGTAGAGATTGTACATGAGGGAGACATGCCTGAGTACAGCAGAAGAACAAGGGGAGGTACAAATTTTGAGGGAGCTTTCAAGAAGGCAGTTGAGTTAGAGGAGAGAGGAGATATTACTCCTAGCTGCTACATAATGATGACGGACATGGAAGATTACTATCCAGAAGAGCCTGACTATCCGGTGTTATGGATGTCAACGCAATCTTTTGAACAAGTATCTGACTGGCCTGGAATACCTGAGTACGGAAAGTTTACACAACTAATTGTGTAAAGAAAGGTAACATATGATTATTTCAGAAGAAGAAGTAAAGACATTCTATGAAGAAGCTACCGGACATTCAGGGGATGAGCTGTTAGATGAAGAGATAAGACGTATCATAGAAAAAGTTTCAAGTGATGTAGATATCCCTGATAAAACCTTGGATCAAATAGATGAAATAATCTGGGATGAAATTAATTCCAGAGGTAACCAATAATAAAGGAGAATATATGATGACATGTACTTGTGATTTCAAGGATTGTAATAATCCTGTTAAAGATACAAGAAAGATTTATATCTGTAGAATGAATCCACAGGATATATATTTTAGATTTCATGTCTGTTATGAATGCCTAAAGGTTCTGAAGAAAAACATAACAGATAATTTAAGTGGCAATGCAATCCCTAAAGAAGAAACATTGCCTGCTTATGACCCTGACAAACCATTTTAAAGGAGACACATGAGTATAATATTACATGACTTTACTACTGAGGACTGGCCTACAATAAGACCTCAGTATTCTCTCGGCCCCTTCGTAGGGGGCAGTGAGACAAGCAGTATCAGGGGTGTTAATTCATTCACCTCAGGCTACACTCTCTTGAGGAGGAAACGTGGGTTGGAAGAGTTCCCTGATCTGTCAGATAATTTAAGTGTTCAACGTGGTAACTCACTGGAACCACTTGTACTCGATGAGGTAGCAGGAATACTTGAGACTAATATAATGAAGCCTAATTTCCTGCTGTTACATGAAGAGTATCCTTGGGCTATAGCAAATTTCGATGGAGTTACTGACGATGAATGGATAGTTGAAGTAAAAACTACTTCATCTTATCCAATGGTAGAGCAAGCTAAGAGTGGTGAGGTTCCCCCATCCTACTTATCACAAGGCGATCACTACTTAGCTTTCACTCAGTTTGAAGGATGTCCTAACCCCGGAAAGTATTTCAAGGGGATAGTATATGTAATCCTTCACCAGATACATCAACCCTTGATCATACTAAAGGTTACCAGGGAAGAGAGACTTGAGAATACTAAGTCACTGATGGAAATGGAGAAGGCATTCATTGATCTATATAAGAACGATGAGATGCCCGAACCTGATGGTCATCCATCAACATCAAGAAGCCTGAAAGCACAGTATGATACAGGAAGAGAATCAATCCCTGCCTCAGAGCAACATGAGATTCTAAGAAAGGCACATAAACATGCCAGCTCACAGATTAAAGAGCTGGAAAAGATTAAGCTGCAGGCTGCTAACAGTTTGCGTGCAAGTATGGGGAACGATATACAAAGGATAGCTGGAGTATGTAGCATCGACAAGAGGAATACGTTGCGTGTTAAATAGAAGTTATCAATCTAATTTACAACCTTAATAAAGGAAACATTATGAGTAAAACAAATGGTATTAAAACAACCAAGATAGGTAAGAAAGATTATGTTGAGGTAGACGAAAGAATACGTTTGTTCTGGGAGCTACACCCTACATGGTCAATCATAACTGAAATGATTTATAACTGTGAGGAGAACATGGTTGTTATCTTCAAGGCTACAATCATGGATGATAATGATAAGATCAGAGCCACTGGTCATGCCCGTGAATTCCAGGCAGATAAGAAATCTATGGTGAATAAGACTTCACATGTAGAGAACTGTGAAACTTCTGCTATAGGCAGAGCATGTGGAGTTAAGGGAATCATTACTGAGTATGGACTTGCTTCTGCCAATGAGGTGAGGGGTGCAAAAGAGTTGGAGAAGGAGCTTGATGAGCTGAATAAAAAACCTTCAACTCCAGCCCCACCTGCTGTTGAGTTCACTTCAAAACCAGAGCCTAAGACAGTGCCTGATAATCTAGTTACAAAGGATGCACCTAAGGAGATGATAGATAATATTCTTGGTAAGTCAGGTAACAAAACTATCAATGATGAATTGATTAGCCTCAATGCTAGGGCTATGAAGATCACTACTGTCGAAGAAGGCACAGCTATAAGTGATGAGTACAGGAAGATGAAGGTAAAATATGGGGAAGAGAATCTCCCTAAGTCCCTTCGTGAAGTTGTTCTTTCATCTTTAAATGCGGCCCGAGATAAACTCACTAGAGAGAAACTTGCTTAAGGAGAACTATGATAAAAATAAATAATTTATTAACAGTTGATCATGACTTGAGCAAGTTCTTATTTAAGGATCCAGTATCATCAACTCTTCTCTGGTATTTTCTACTAGATCATCCCGGAGGAGAGGACAATGGTTCTGCAGTTTCTATAAAGGAACTGGCAGACAAGCTTAAGTTTACACCAAGAGTAATCCAGAAAAGAATTAATTACCTTGAAGAGAAAGGGTTCATCCTCAGCTATACACCTGAGTTTTATGGTGGGCAAAGATTGCCTAGTATATACCAGATAAACTTTGACTCTGAATTCTTTATTAAACCTCCGAAAAAATCTGCACCTAAGGAGGAGAGTCCTGATGTTGACACTATGATAACAAGATTTACAGAGATTAATCTTGCTATACATAAAGAGAAGTATGCACCAGCCACTCCCCAGCAACGGAGTAAGTGGGTTAAGGGGGCAGAGAAGATACTCACACTCAAGCCAGATGGAAACGACTTCAGTATGCAGACATACGAAGAAGTTGTTGTGTTCTTAGCTGAACAAATGAAGGAACACTTGGTAAACAAGACAGCTTACATGATGCAGTGTAGAGATCTTGGTAATCTGGTATACACACACCCATCACAGTCAGACTGTAAGTATATAAATGCATACAGGAAAATGACACATGGTAATACAAACATTAATAAGGAGAATATAAATGAGCAGACAAACAGATATACAGAGCATGGTATCTCAACTCATGACAGTTTATGGGAAGAAGTCTAGTACAGATGAGTATAAACACCTCTCTCATATCTGGGAGAAAGCTCTTGCTAAGTTAAATGAGCAGGAGATTAGGGTTGGATACCAAAACCTAATCAAGACCAGAGTAAAGTCTGGTATGCCTAGTCCGGCAGAGTTTTATGAGGCACTGTACAATGATATCAGTGATGATGCATTAATGGCATGGAACCAGTTGTTCCAAGCACTTAAGTCACATCCAGGGAGACCCATTTGCTTTGAGGACACAGTTCTTGCAGAGACATGCAGGAGACTAGGAGGGTTACCCTTCTTGGGTAGTCTTTCAGCCACAGACCTTTCGTTTCAGAAGAGATCCTTCATGGATACATATTGTATTCTTGCTAAGCAAGGGGAAATATTTAACCCTGTATGTAGTGGTACGTATGAGGCGAAGCCAATTGAAATGAAAACATTAGCAAGTAGGAAGTCTGTTACAGGAGGTGCACTATGAAGAATAAGGCAGAGAGTAACTTACTTAGTATTTGTCTCAGTTATCCTGATCTATTGCCTAACGTCAGGGCGATAGTTCAGCCTGAGATGTTTGCCAATAAAAGATTCGGCATTATATATGATACTGCTCTTGGGCTATATGACAAAGATGTTGCTGTTGATAGTGTTACAGTCTCGGCTAAAATCATGGATGATAAATCCCTGCTGTCTAAATTTGGCAAGGAAATAATAGTGAATGAATGCCTTGATGAGATAAGAAGTATCCCGCCAAAGGCAGAGAACTTTCTGGATTACTCAGACATTATAGTTAAGGTATACAGGAAAACTTATACTGCTGCGGAAGCTCAAAAGACTGCAGAGAAAATCAAGTCAGGAGAGGACGCAAGTTCACAAGTTGATATACTTAGTGAGAAGGTTCAGCAGGTTGAGAGATCATCTGCCAAACCCTTCTCCTCCTTCATGGAAATTGCACAAGAGGAGGTCGGAGAAATATCAAGGCGTAATGAGAAAGGAGAGGTGAGTATGAGTGAGTTGTTTGTGCCAACTCCATTTGCCAGCCTGAATAATTTTATATATGGATTCAGGTATGGATCCCTCTCTCTTCTTGGTGCAAGACCTGCAATGGGGAAGACCACATTTGCAGTAGCACTTGCGGCTGATGCGGCACGTAAGGGTATTAAAACTCTGTTCATCTCAATTGAAATGAATAAGACAGAGATAGCACAGAAGTTTATTAGTCATTCATCCGGGGTACACTTCAATAAAATACTAGAAGGATATACATTTGAAGAAGAGGACTGGACACACATGGCAGATATGTTAGGTAAGGAGAACGAGGCTTGGTCTAAGAATCTTTCTATTGATGACACATCTGAAACTACAGTAGATGTAATGAGGTCAATTAATTGGGGGATTAATGAGGGATATAAGTTTATAATAGTTGACCACCTACATGAACTTGCCTTTGATGATAGACGATCACACATTTCACTGACTGAAGCAATGGGTGACTTCGTTAAACGTCTTAGAAATACAGCTCAACGTAACAACATAGCATTGCTTGCTCTCTCCCAGCTTAACAGAGAGGTCGAGAAGAGATCAGCTAAGATCCCTATAGCAAGTGATCTTGGAGAGAGTGGTACTCTTGAGAGAGTAGCACATAATATTATATTCTTATACAGACAAGAACAACACAAAGGTGAGGTTGATGTTGTCGTAGCTAAGGCAAGAGGTGGGCAGACAGGAATTACTACCCTCGATTTTGATGGCGGCACTAACCAAGTTAATGATCAGAAAGGAAATTATGGATACGAATAGAAGAGACTTACCCAACAGGAGATGTGGGTTTACACAGAAGTCTAAGATTGGAGGACATAAAGTATATCTTCGGACTGGAGAATATGAGGACGGGTCTCTGGGAGAGATCTTTATAGACATGCACAAAGAAGGTGCGGCATTCAGATGTCTTATGAATAACTTTGCTATTGCAGTCTCATTGGGACTACAACATGGCACTCCATTGGAGGAGTACATAGATGCATTTACCTTTACAAAGTTTGAACCATCAGGTGTGGTTCAGGGTAGTGAATGCATTAAGATGAGTTCGTCTATCATTGACTATATCTTCAGAGAGTTGGCTGTTTACTACTTGGGAAGGGATGACCTTGCCCATGTACCACCTGCTCAGATACCAGTCATAGATAGAAAGACAGAACCCTATATCCCGGAGATAGATGGACTACCACAACCTCTCCGGGAAGGTGATGTGGTTGTAGTAGAAGAACCCAAAGAAACCCATAGGTTTCTAGGGAACACAATCAAACCCAAAGAAACAAAAGCTTCTCTCGTAAATGAAGCAAGGACTAAGGGTTATGAAGGTGAAGCATGTACATCATGTAATCAATTCACCCTAGTCAGGAATGGTTCCTGTCTTAAGTGCAACTCATGTGGAGAAACATCTGGTTGTTCATAACAAAACTCCACTTGACTTGTATAAAAATAATGATATAATAATAATTATTATTTATTATTTATTATTTATTTAATTAATTAAAAGAGAAAAAATATGGCAA